AAGTAACATCGGGTGTGGGTGAAGCCCATGGCCTCGCTTAAAAGGCCCTCCACGACGCCTAGGAAGCCCGTAGAGACGCCCGAGGACCTTCCCAGGCTCTCCAGCATCCCCGAAACTGTGCTCGTGCCCGTCGCCCAACTGAAGGCTCACCCGCGCAACTACAGGGAACACCCGCCCGACCAGCTTGCCCACATCATCCGCAGCATCGAAGAGCACGGCGTTTACCGCAACGTGGTGGTGGCGCGCGGCGATGTCATCCTGGCGGGGCACGGCGTCGTGAAGGCCCTGACGCAGATGGGCCGCGCCGAGGTCCCGGTGATCCGGCTCGACATCGACCCGATGAGCGTGCAGGCCCTCAAGCTGCTTGCCGGTGACAACGAGATCGGCCATTTGGCCGAAGTGAACGACCGCATGTTCACCGAACTGCTCTCGGAAGTGCGCGACCTGGGCGGGCTGCTCGGCACCGGCTACGACGATGCGATGCTGGCCAACCTGATGTTCGTGACGCGCGGTGAGACCGCCGACCAAGACGAGGCCGAACAGTGGGCCGCTGCCGGAATGCCGGGAGACATCAACAGCGCGGCCAAGCACAAGCTGATCATCAGCTTCGTGAATCCGGAAGACCGCGAGAGGTTCGTGCGCGAGTACGCCATCCGAGTCATGAAGCGGGAGTCGGTGGTGTGGTGCGCCCGCTGGCCGCATCGCGGCATGGAAGACGTGTCCGCGCTCAAGTTCGAGAAAGAGGCGACGACCGCATGAGAGAACGCCGCATAACCGTGAAGGCCGTCCGCGACTTCACTTTCGATGAGCGTCTGCGCCGCGCGGGCGAACTGTTCACGCTCGATCCCGAAGACGCGGAGCAGTTGGTCGAGAGCAAGCTGATCGAAGTCATCGCGCAAGACGACGAGGACTGATGCGCTACCCGCTCTACGTCATCTCGAAGGGCCGCGCCGACTGCTGCCTGACGGCGCGGTTTCTGCTTAAAGACCAGACGCCCTTCGCCCTGGTCGTAGAGCCGCAGGAAGCCGAACTGTACGCCGCGCATTTTCCCGATACTCGCATCAGCGTGCTGCCGTTCAGCAACCTGGGTCAGGGTTCCATCCCGGCCCGCAACTGGTGTTGGGAACACGCGAAGGCCAACGGCCATGAGCGCCACTGGATTCTCGATGACAACATCCGGCAGATCGCGCACCGCTACCAGGGCAAGCGCATCCCGTGCAACGCAGACCTGGCGCTCAGTCAGACCGAGAACTTCGTGGACCGCTACGAGAACATCGCCGTCGCGGGCCTCAACTATTTCATGTTCGCCAGCCAAGCGATTATGAAGCCGTTCATGGTAAACGTGCATGTCTACTCCTGCCTTCTGATCCGCAACGATCTGCCGTACCGCTGGCGCGGCCGCTACAACGAAGATACCGACCTCTGCCTGCAAGTGCTGGCGGGCGGCTGGTGCACCGTTCTCGTCTCGGCGTTCCTGATTCAGAAGGTGGCGACGATGAAGATGAAGGGCGGCAACACCGATGAACTCTATGCAGGCGATGGCCGCGTGCGGATGGCGCGGTCGCTGGAGCGCATGTGGCCTGGAGTGGTGACGACGCGGCGGCGCTGGGGCCGAGCGCAGCATTCCATCAAGAATGCATGGAAGCACTTCACGACCCCGTTGAAGCTGAAAGAAGGCCTCGCCGCGCCCGAGCCGCCGCGCATGGCGCTCAGGCAGAAGAGGCGGATCGAAGACCGGGGCCTGCTCAGGTGGTACGCCACAACGGGGAGGACAACGTAATGGCGATGGGCAGGCCTCCGGTGCCGACCGCGCTCAAGATCATTCGCGGCAACCCGGGCAAGCGCAAGCTGAACAAGAACGAGCCGAAGCCCATCGGCGATCTGAAGGAACCGCCCGCGCACTTCGATGAGGAATTGAAAGCGGTCTGGAGCTATGCCATCGAGAACGCGCCCGCAGGCCTGCTGAAGCGGATCGATTCCGCGGTGCTCGAAACGTGGTGCATCGCGCATGTCCTGCATCGCAAGGCCACCGCCGAGGTCCGCAAGTTCGGCCTGCTGGTGAAGCCGCCCAAGTCGGACGTGCCGATCCAGTCGCCGTACCTCGCCGTCGTCAACAAGCAGGCCTTCATCATGCTGCGGGCCTGCGATCACCTGGGATTCTCACCGGCCAGCCGCACGCGCATCGCCATCGGGGACCTGGACCCGCGCTACAGCGGCGGGTGGGATGAAATCGCAACCGGATGAAAGGAGCCGCCGCCATGCCGACTGCGAGACTGATTCTGATGTTGCTGGCCGTCGTGCTGCTTGCCCTCGCGGCAATGGGCATCGATTACCCGCGACGGAACCTCATGGCCGCAGGCCTCGCCTGTTGGGCCATCGCTGCAACGCTTACATGAACATCATCACGCTGCCCGACTTTACCGGCGACAATCAGACGCACGCAATCTCGGATCTGATTACAGCGGCTGGCCTCTCCGCGCCCACGACCGCGCTCATGCTCGTCATCAGGGAAATCTCTGGCGGCGCATCATCGTCGCGCGTCGGAGGGCCGAATGCCACGGCGAATCGCGGCATCCCGCTCAACGCCGCCGACACTCTCGTGCTGCCTGCGGCGGGCGTCGGTCCCACGCCCGCATCGATTACCTGGGACCTGACCGCGACTTACATCTACGCGGCCAGCGGAGACACGCTGGCCATCGCTTACGTCATCTGGTGACAAGTGCCCACGCTCACGCGGACAGCGCCGAATGTAGCGCGGGGCCAGAGCTATGCCGAGTCCGCGGCGGCGGGCCAGCGCGGCTGCGGTTGGGTGAAGCGGGCCTGCCAGCGGCATCTGAACGATCTCAAGCGGTTCGCCGCCAAAGACGCGCCCTTCTACTTCGACGCCAAAGCGGCCGAGCTGGTCTGCGAAGTGGTGCAGCACTTCCCGCACATTCACGGCGTGTGGGCCAAGCACCAGAAGCGGATCGAGCTTGAGCCGTGGCAGGCCTTCATCCTGATGTCGGTCTTCGGCTGGAAGGCGAGAGCCACCGGGGCGCGGCGCTTTCGGATCGTCTACATCGAAGTGCCTCGGAAGAACGCCAAAAGCACGCTCACGAGCGCGGTGGGCCTTTACCTTCTGGCCTGCGACGGCGAGCCTGGGGCGCACGTGGTGAGCGCGGCCTCGGCCCTCCATCAGGCGAAGCTGGTCTTCACCGACGCGCAACTGATGGCGCGGAAAGAGGCGGGCTACCGCAGCCGCTTCGGCGTGGAAGTGCTGGCCCATGCGATCGTGCAGCAGGAAACGGCCAGCCGCTTCGACGCCCTGAGCGCGGAGTACTCGAATCTCGACGGCCTCAACCTGCACGCCGCCCTGGTGGACGAACTGCACGCCCATGCAACGAGAGGCCTGTGGGATGTGCTCATCACGGCGACCGGCTCCCGCATCCAGCCGCTCGTGTGGGCCATCACGACCGCAGGCCTCAACCGCGCCTCGGTCTGCTACGACCAGCGCAACTATGTGCTCGACATCCTCGAAGGCCGCATCGAGGACGACGCATACTTCGGCATGGTCTACACGGTCGATGACGGCGACGACCCATGGGAAGAGGCCACCTGGGCCAAGGCCAATCCCAACTACGGCGTGAGCGTGTTCCCCGAAGGCCTGCGGGCCGACGCCAAGCGGGCCATGCAGATGCCGAGCGAACAGGCCTCGTTCTTCACCAAGCACCTGAACATCTGGATTAACGCGGCCATCACATGGCTGCCCGCTGGCGCGTGGGACAAGTGCGCCGAGCCGAAGCTGGAGATCGAGGACTTCGCGGACGAGCCGTGCTACGTGGGCATCGACCTCGCATTGCGGTCCGACCTCGCGGCGCTCATGATCGCGTTTCCGCCGACGCGGCAGCGGGACTGGTGGGCCGTCTTCGGGCGCTACTACCTGCCCGAGGAAACTGTGAACCGCGCCGAGAACTCGCACTATCAGGCCTGGGAGACGATGGGCAGGCTGACGGCCACGCCGGGAGTCATCACTGACTTCGACTACATCATCAGTAACCTGGGCGACGTGGCCGCGCAGCACGATGTGCGCGAGATTGCCCTCGATCCCTACGACGCGGGGCCGCTCGTCAACGACATCGAGAAGGCGGGCCTGCGCAAGCCGGTCGAGGTGCGGCAGACCGCGCCCAACATGTCGCCCGCGATGGTCGAACTGGAGGGCCTCGTGCTCTCGGGCAAGATCCGCCACGACGGCGACCCCGTGCTGGCCTGGATGTTCAGCAACGTGAAGGTGGCGCGGTCGGGCGACCTGATGAAGCCGACCAAGGAATCGAACGAAAAGAAGATCGACGGCGTGGTGGCCCTGCTGATGTGCATTCATCGCGGCATGTACCGCCAGGGCGAAACGCAGTCCTACCAGGAGCGCGGGCTATGGTCAATCTGATCCGCAACGCGCTCGACCGTTTCTTCCCGAAGTCTCCGCAGAGGTTCGGCCAGTCGAACCACAGGCGCGGCCCGGACCGCCTCAAGGCCATCCACGGCACGCCGATCCAGACCACGGGCGCAACGCCCTGGACGGCCACCGGCACGCCGGTTAACACGATGCCCGGGGTAATCGGCATCTCACCGGCGGCGAACGCCGCCCTCTCCTCCGCCGCCGTGTGGGCCTGCTGCCGCCTCATCTCGACATCGATCGCGGCTCTGCCTGCGGACCTGTTCACGGTGACGCCCGAGGGCAAGGAGCCCGCGACCAAGCACCCGCTTTATGCGCTGCTCACGGCCTCGCCGAATCCGATGATGCCGTTGCAGCAGTGGCTTCAGCCGACGCTGTTGGGCCTGCTGCTCTACGGCAACGGCTACACCTGGGTGGACACGATGGGCGGCGAGGTGGTGGGCATCTGGCCGCTCAATCCCGCCCGCGTCTCGATGGTGCTCAATCTCGACGGCACGTTCAGCTACTACTACTCGGACTTTCGCGGCAAGTTCAACGTGTTCACCGACGAGCAGATCATTCACTTCCGCATGTTCACCATGGACGGCTACTTCGGCCTGCCGGTGCTCATCTACCACCAGCTGACCATCGGCCTCGCGACGGCCTCGACCACCTACGCCACGGCGCTCTACAACAATGGCGGCAGCCCTGGCGGCGTGCTGGAGTATCCAGGCCAGTTGAAGAAGGATCAGGTGGACCGCATCCGCGATTCGTGGATGCAGATTCACGGCGGGCCGTCGAACGCGGGCCGCATCGCGGTGCTCGAAGAGGGCATGAAATATTCGCCCATCGGCATCCCGCCCGACCAGCTTCAGTATATCCAGGAGCAGCGCTTCAGCGTCGAGCAGATCGCCCGCATCTTCGGCGTGCCGCCGCATCTGATCGGCGCGATGGACAAGCCGACCTACGCCTCGGTCGAGCAGCAGTCGCTCGAATTCCTCCGCTACACGCTCTATCCCTACGTGCGCTGCCTGGAACAGGGCGTCGACAAGGCACTGCTCGATCCCGGCTTCTCGTGGCGCTTCAACCTGGACGCCTTCGAGCGCGGCGACATCGCCACGCGCTACGCGAGCTATGCCGTGGGCCGTCAGTGGGGATGGCTCAACCCGAACGAGATCCGCACCAGGGAGGACATGAACACCTTCGAGGGCGGCGACGATTACCTGACGCCGCTGAACATGGTTCCGACGCCGCCAGGGCAGCAACCGGCCATGCCCGCGCCAGCGGCCGCGCCGAAAGGAGCAACGTAAATGGGAGCGATCCGATCACACACTACCGGCACGACCGACGCCGCCTGGAATGCCGGCGACATGGTGGCCAACATGATGAACGGCCAGGACGAGAGCTACTACCGCAGCATGTTCGCTTGGCAGGACCCCGAAGGCGATCCGGCCACTAAGAGCGCGTACAAGTTCCCGCACCACATGGTGAACTCGGACGGTGACGTCGGCGCGGCCAATTCCCGCGCGGCGTCGAGCGGCATCGGCGTGCTCAACGGGGGCCGCGGCGGCGCGAACATTCCCGACTCCGACCGCAAGGGCGTCTACAACCATCTGGCGAAGCACATCGCCGACGCGGGCAGGGACGCGCCCGACCTTTCGTCGCGCGACGATGCGCTGGAGCGCATGTACCGCGCTGGCGTCTGCGAGTACAAGGCCTACACGTTCCGCGAACTGAAGACCGAGGGCAACGGCGTCTTCAGCGGCTATGCGTCGGCTTACACGCGCGACCTGCAGAACGACCGCATCGCGCCGGGGGCCTTCGGCCAGACCATCGCCGACAAGAAGGGCAAGGTGCCGATCCTCTACAACCACGACTCGGACCAGCTGCCGCTCGGGTTCTCGACCTCGCTGGCCGAGGACGGCAAGGGCCTGATGCTATCGGGCCAGCTTGCCACATCGACCAGCGCGGGCGCGGACGCCTATGCGATGCTGAAGACCGCCGCCGAAGTGGGGTTCCGCATGGGCCTCTCCATCGGCTTCGTGGCGGACGACTGGGAATGGAACGCGGATGATAATTCGCGGCTCATTAATTCCATCGACCTGTGGGAAGTGTCCCTGACGCCGTTTCCGGCGCAGCCGAAGGCCTATGTGGCCGACGTGAAGACCTTCCGCGATTTCGAGAGGCATCTGCGGGAGGCAGAGCGCTTCTCACGGTCTGACGCCAAGCGCATCCTGCGCCTCGTGTCGGAACTGAATCTGCCATCGCGTGGGACGCCCGATGGCGCTTACGAGCGGCACAGCCGCATACTGCGGGCCTTCGCCCGCGAACCGATGGAGGTTTAGCAGATGACGCCAGCACAAGCAGCGCACGACGATATCGAGCTGTTGAAGCAGCTTCGCGTGCAATGGAAGGAAATGTTCGACGAATGCGGCCGACAGCGGGACCAGAAGGGCTACGTCGATCCCGAGGCCCGCGACAAACTCGGCAAGCTCGACGCGGCAATGAACGAGAAGGTGGACAAGATTTCCGCCACCCAGGCTGCGCACGCCGCGACCATCGAGGCCCAGGCCACGCAGATCAAGGGCCTCATGGAGCGGTCGAGCCGACCGCCTGGATCGGGCGGTCTGGGCCTGCCCGAGCCGAAGGGCCTTGCCCAGCAGGTGGTCGAGAGCGACTCGTTCAAGACCTCGAACTGGAACGGCCGCTTCAATATGCAGACGACCATCAAGGGCCGCATCCGCCCCGATTTCACGAAGGCGGCGACGACCATCGTGGAAGGCGGGCCGACCCAGATCGTGCCGCCCGCGGGCGCGTACCCGATCTTCCCGTACCGCGTGGGCCTCATCCCGCAGCACTTCCCGCCGCTGGTGATGCGAGACGTGGTGCCGGTGATCCCTTTGGACGGCACCAACGCCGTCGAGTACGTGCGTGAATTGTGGACCGTGCCCAAGGCCGATTATCAGGTGAACGAAGGCGACAGGAAGAATCAGACCGGCGTCACGTACACCGACTACACGGCCAACGTCCGCACCATCGCCACCTTCGTCAAAGTGTCGCGCCAGATGGCCCAGGACGTGCCGTTCATCATGGCGACGATCCAACAGAAGCTATCGCTGTTCTGCCTGCTCAAGGAAGACCTGGAAATCCTCTACGGCGACAACACGGCGGGCCACTTGTGGGGGATCATGCCCCAGGCGACCAAAGAGGCCACGTTCTGGACGCCGCCGGGAACCGGCAACACCTATAACTCGCTCGACGAACTGAATATCGCCGAGACCCACATCGAGAATCAGTTCTATTTCCCGAACGCGATCATTCTCAACCCGACCGACGAGGCCAAACTCGAAATGATGAAGACCTCCTTCGGCAGCTACGTGCTGAACGACCGCTCGCCGCGCGAGGACGGCCTGCTGCGCGTCTGGGGCCTGCCGGTAGTCACTACGCCCAACATGAACGTGGGCGACTTCCTGGTGGGCGCGTTCCCCGGCCAGTGCGCCCTCTTCGACCGCGAGACGGTCACCGTCGAAATCGCTTTTCAGAATGAAGATGATTTCGTCCGCAATCTGGTCACGATCCGCGCCGAGGAGCGCGTGGCGTTCGCCGTGTTCGTGCCGCAGGCCTTCGTCTGCGGGCCGTTCTCGTGTCCTCCGTGCGCTGGCGGCGGGCCGTTCAGCGCCATACTGCCTGGGCCCGAGGGAACCAGCGGGCCTGCCGCGCCGGTAACCCATGCATCGCACCAGCCAGCCAAGAAGTAACTCATGACCACCATTCAGGCGCTCAAGGACATCGAGCTTCCAAGCGGCATTCAGGTCCGCGCGGGCGCTGTCCTGAACGTGCCTGACTCCGTTGCGGCCGCGCTCATCAAACGCGGGATGGCGCGGCCGCGCACGCAGCCCGGGCCGCAGGAAAAGAAGGCCGACGAACGGCTGCTTCCCGGCGACCCGCCGCCGCCCGCCGTTCCCTTCGTGCAGGTCCCGACCGATCCCTCGCCCGCGCGGCAGTACGAACCCGGCCTCTATGAGGACCAGGACAACTTCGTGTGCAACATGGTCACGCTCACCGCGCCGCAGTGGTTCACTACGCCCTACGACTGGTGGGACGCCGGGACGCCGCCGACGCCCGCCCCGCCCGTGCCGCCCTCGCCATCCGCCAGCGGAAGGCCTCCGGTGCTGCAACTCGACCTCATCAAGCTGCACTGCCACATCGAGCCTGACCAGACGGTGGACGACGAGCTGCTGACGATGTACGAGATGGCCGCGCGGCTCCGGACGGAAACCTTCCTGCGCTACCAGATCGACGACGCCGTGGGCGAGAACATTCAGCTTGCGATGCTGCTGCTCATCGCTCACTGGTACCGCAACCGCGAGGCCGTGAGCACGGGCCGCACCAGCCAGGGCATCGAGATGCCGCTGGCCTACACTGACTTACTCAGCATGGAGCGCGATTTCCCGACTTATACCTAAGTCATGGGCCGCACTAAGTTCGATCCAACCATCGGCTCGGGCGAGTTAGATAAGAGAGTCACTCTGCTTGCGCCCGTTTACAACGCGGCGAACGACGAGATCACCGGATACACGGCGGTGACCGACGTGTGGGCGGGCATCAATCCCGACATCGGCCAGGAAGTGAATGAGGCGGGCCGCACCGTGGAGACCGTGGTCGTCACCATGTACATCCGCTACCGCAGCGACATCGACGCCCGCTGGCGCATCCAGGACCACGAGCACCTGTATGAGATCAAAGGCCTGTGGGACATCGCGCGGCGGCGCATCCAATACCAGCTTTCGCTTCAGGAGGTTTTATGACCAATGCCAAGAGCGTCCAGGACGCGCAGTCCGTCTTCGATGCGCTCGATGCCTACATGCAAGGCACGGACTGGGTTAGCTCGACCGCCAGCGCATCCTTCGACGGCGGCGGCTCGACGCACACCATGAACTGCTCCGACCGCAACAGCCAGAACACCTTCACCTACAGCCAGCGGACGGCGGGCATCAAGGTGACCGTGCAGCCGATGGGCGCATCGCTCGGGCCTGGGCAAACGCAGCAGTTCACGGCGACGGCCGCGAACCCCGACGGCAGCGTGGTGGCGGGCGCGGCATTCACCTGGAGCATGGGGCCTGGGGCCTTAGGATCGGTGACGGCCAGCGGCCTCTACTCCGCGCCTGCGGCCATTGCCGCGCAGGCCACGGATACGGTGACGGCCACGCTCACCGGCCAGCAGTCCTGGGCCAGCACGACGGTGCAGCTTCACCCGTGAGGGCGTATGGCGGGCGCAAAGGTCACATTCTCGCTCACCGGCTGGAAGGAAATGATAAAGGCCTTCAACGAAGTCGGCGTCAAGCTGGACGATAAAGACCCGCAGATCAAGCGGGCGATCCTGGTTCCGGCCTCGGCCATGATCGAGAACGCGCGGAACCTCGCGCCCATCGCTAAGGAGGTCGAGGGCAAGGCGGCGAAAAAGTATCCGCCTGGAACGCTCAAACGGTCTCTCATCGCCACGCCGGGACCGGCCACGCAGCGCGGCGTATTCCTGGTGGCCCGCAAGCGGATCGCGCCCTATGCGCCGTGGGTCGAGTTCGGGACCTCCAAGATGTCGCCGCACCCGTTCTTCCGGCCCGCCTTCCTGCAAATGGCTTCGACCTACGCCGCCGACCTTGCGCCTGGAGTCAAGACCATCATCGAGGCGACCATGACCGCGAACGCCTATCACCCGCCCGACTGACATGGTGATCTTCGAGCAAACCTTGCGCGACCTTCTGATCCAGACCAACCTCGTCGCCGACCGCGTGTTCCTCATGCGCGCGCCGCAGAAGCCGAACACGCAGGCAGTTACGCCCTACATCGTCTTTTTCATGGTGGGGCCGGTCAACCCGACGCAGCTGGTCACGCAGCATGGCCCGCTCGATCAAATCGAGAGGGACTATCAGGTTTCCATCTTCGACAATTCGCAATCCCGCGCCCTGGCCATCGCCGATTCCACGCGCATGTACCTGCACACGCTGGCGGGCGATTTCGAGAACGTCCACATCGGCCACACGTTCTACATGACGCAGACGTGGGCCTGGGAGAGCGACACGCTTCTCTATCAAGTGATCCAGGAATACCGCATCATGTTCAACTACCTGGATCAATCCGCAAGCCCACCCGTAACGCCAACCCGAAGGAGTCACACCAATGAGCACGCAACAAGTCACGCCGCGCGCGGCCGCTGATCCGTCTGTCGGCGGCATCCCCGCATACGGCACTCTAATTCAAGTCCAATCATCTACGTCGCCCGAGGCTTATACCACGATTGAGGGCGTGGGCGACATTACCGGACCCACCAATGCGATGGCCGAAGTCGATGTCACTTCGCACTCGACCGGCATCCCCATCAAGCAGACCATTCCCGGCCTGATCGACCTGGGCGACATCGCATTTCCCTGTTACTGGATTCCCGGCTCGCCGACGCAGGTGGCCAGTTCCAATTACGGCCTCGAATACCTGTTCTTCAACCGCATCGTGACCAAGTGGCAGCTGGTCGCGCCCGACCCGACCCACTACACGCGCCAGTTCAAGGGCTTCGTCAAGACGCTGGGCGAGGATTACAAGGTCGCGGGCGTGATGACGCGCAACGTCGCCGTCCGCATCACGTCGCCGTTTGTGACCGTGCCCGCGCCGATGACGCTCACGCCGCCCCAAAACCTGACGGTGCCGAATGCGGGCGCGCCTACCAACACCTTCGCCGTGGCGGCGGGCGGCAGCGCGGCCCCGTGGACCGCCGTGGCGAGCGATCCCTGGATCACGATCACGACGCCGACCGCGCCGCAGCAGGGCGACGGCAACGTCACTTACGCCGTGGCTGCGGGCACGGCGGGCACGCCGCGTTCCGGCTCGATTGCCATCACCGGCCTGGGCCTCACGTTCAACATCACGCAGATGGCGACTTAAACCTATGCCTTACTCACAACCTGAACCAGGAATGCCGGTGAAGATCACTATCGGCGGCAAGAGCCTGGAGCTGCGGTTCACGCTGAAGACGCTGCGCCTCCTGCAATCGGAGCGCGGCATCTCGGTGCTGAAGGGCATGGGCGATGCGATGCGCGACCCCGAGCAGCTGGCGGTGATCCTCTTCTACGGCCTCAGGCAGGCAGACCAGGAGATCACGCTGGAGTGGGTCGAGGATAACGTCGATGCGTCGATGCTGATCGACCTCGCGCCCGTGCTGGCCTACTGCGTGACGGGGCGATGGCCCGACATGGAGAAGCTGCTGGCGGCGCTCCCAAACGCAGAACGGCCAGCCCAAGCTGGCTCGACCTCTGGGCCATTGGCCGGTACGATTTCCGGCTCAGTGAACTAGAATTCTGGAACCTCACCCTCGAAGAGTTTAACGCTCTTGCGGAGCGTGATTTGAAATTCCAGGACATGCTCGAATACCATGCCGCCCTCGCCCCGTGGGCGGTCTTCAACGTCAACCGCGCCAAAGAGACGCCGTTCATGGAGCCGCTCGACTTCATGTTGCAGCGGCGGGCGCGTCTCTCGATCCATGAGCCGACGCCCGCGCCTGCAACCATGCAGGGCCGACCGGCTGTGCTCGTCGCGCCCGTGCCGCCGGGAGGCCGCTATGCGCTGCCGGGAGAGCGCCCGCCCTCCAGGTTCGCGCCAGGGCAGTCGGACGGCGTAATCGAGAGCTACGACGCATACGCGCAGGCCTTCTGGTCGGGAAGGGTAAGACGCTATGGCGGCTGATGCAGGCGAACTAAAAGCCAGAGCCACGCTCGATAATGCAGAATTCCTGTCCTCGCTCAAGGACATGGTTTCGCAGATCCAATCGAGTTCGGAGAACGCGGCCAACGGCGTCGGCAAGATGACCGAGGCCTTCGGCCAGATGGTCGAGGCCGCGGGCGTGGCCGAACTCTCGAAAAAGATCGCGGAGTTTGCGTCCGATTGCATCGATGCCGCCGTTCAGGTGAACAAGCTCGCGGCCAGCTTCGACATATTGGCGGGCAGCGCCGAGCAGTCCAGGGAAACCTTCGAGGCCATCAAGGACCTGAGCCTGCATTCGGTCTTCGATTTCGCAGACGTGCTCGGGCCCGCCGCGCAGCAGATGATGCTGGTCGGCGTCTCCGCAGAGCAGACGACGGAGACGATGAGGGCCCTCGTGGATGCCGCATCCGGCCTCAAGCAAGGCCCCGACTGGATCAATAACGTCTCAGGCGCGATTGATGGGATGCAGAGCCGTCTGGTGGCGTCGGCGCGTGACATGAAGGCATTCGAGCAGGCGGGCGTGGATGCCTGGGGCGACCTCGCGGCGCAGCTCGGCGTCTCCGTCTCCCAGGCCGAGGAGATGGTCAAGAAGGGCATGGTGACGGCCCAGACCGTGACCGAGGCCGTGACCGAGGACCTCAAGCAGCGGTTCCAGGGTTCCGCGGAACTCGCCGGCCAAACGTGGACCGGCGCGATGAAGATCCTGGAGAACTCGGGCGAAGAGGCCAAGGAGGCCATCGGCAATTCGATCCTGAGCACGCTGAACGCATTCGCGCCCGTGCTGATGCAGATTTCACAACTGGTGCAGGACGCCGCGCAGTGGTGGACGAACCTGAGCCAGCCGGTGAAGGATGTTGCGCTGGCGGTCGGCGCAGCAATCCCCGCAATCGTCGCCATCTCGACCGCGCTGCCGATCCTGGGCGCCGCCCTCGGCGTGGTAGCTGCGGCGTTCACCGGCCCGGTTGCGCCCATCGTCGCGCTCATCGCGGCTCTCGGCCTCATCGGTAAATGGGTCTATGAGGAGTGGCCCGCCATCAAAGCGGTGTTCATCCAGCTATGGGATGACATCGTAGCGGGCTGGAAGGCCCTCTGGAGCGGCGTGGGCGGCTGGTTCAGCAGCGCCTTCGGCGGCATTGCCACGCTGGTAGGACAGACCTGGACGAACCTCAAATCCATCGTCGGCGGCGTAGTCGATTGGCTAGTCGAAAAGTTCGAGCAGTTCTTCGGCATGATCGGCGGCTGGATTCAGAGCCTCGGCAAGTGGGCGATGTCGATACCCGCCGTGGCGAACACGGTGAACAGCCTGACTGATGCCTGGAGCCGTGGCCAGAAGGCCATCGCAGACAACAAGACCGCAGTCGATGCCCACACGAAGGCGATCAAAGACAACGCCGCGCAGACCCAAGCGACCATCAACGCGCGGAAACAACAAGAGGCGGCAGACCTCGCGCAATCGAACGCGGAAAAAGCCGCCGCCGCGCAGCAGGCGAAAGACGACGCCGCGGCCAAGAAAGCCGCCGCCGAGCAGCTTGCCTATAACGAGGCCCTCAAGAAGACCTACGACGCGCTGTATGCCGTCGCGCCCGCGACCGCGCAGGCCTTCGCGGCCATGTACGGCGGCATCAACGAGAGCGCGACCAATGCCGAGAAGATCATGGGCAGCGCCTGGGCCACGGCATCGGCGGCGACGCGTCAGCTTGTGACCGACACGCTGGCCCTGGCCGATGCCTACAAGTCGCTCGGCGTAACCGGCCTGCCTGCGCTGGAGGGCGCAGCTGATAAGGCGGGCGCGGCATACACGCTGCTTGCGACTTCCGGCAAGACGAGCGCGGCCGAGCAGCAGGCCGCATTCGACGCCCTGGTAACTAAGCAGCAGGCCATCGCCACCATGATGAACACCACCGTGGCGGATGCCTATAAGCAGGGCGCGATCACGGAGCAGGAGTACTATGACGGTCTGGTAGCGAACTCGCAGAAGGCGCTCGACCAGACCACCGCCGACATGCAGGCGGGCCTCGCGGTGCAGGCCAACGTGGACGCCGCGCGGCAGGTACTGGCCAACGCGCAGCAGGCCCAGGCGGCGGCAGTGGCGAAGGCCTACGGCGAGGCGCTGAACGCCGTGGGCGTCCAGACCGACCAGCAGTTGGATGCGGCCATCCAGAAATGGAGCGACTATTCAGACGCCATCGGCAAGTCGCTCGGCACGGACTCCGCGCCTTACATCAAGGCGCAGATCGGGCTGCTTCAGCAACTGATCGCGCAGTTCACGCAGCTGGGCCAGCCGATCCCCGACTACCTGAAAAACCAGTTGAAGGACCTTCAGACGCAGCTGGAGAATACGAAGCCGCCGCTCGACCAGTTGAATGACGCGATGAAGACGCTCGGCGCTACGTCGATTGAATCGCTCACCCAACAGATTCAGAACGCAGCCGATGCCGTGGCGAGAGTGCAGAACCTTCAGAAGGCGGGCCTCGCCACGAGCGCCGACGTAGCGACCGCGCAAAAGAAGCTGTTCGATCTGGTGGGCCAGGAGGTCACGCAGTACAACGACCAGTACACGCCCGCCGTGCAGAAGAACGACCAGACGCAGCAGCAGGCAGCGCAGAACACGCTCACGTCGGCCACCGAGGTGCAGGCCTCGCTCGTGGGCGTGGGTAATTCAGCGGAGGCCTCTGCGGCCATCCAGGTTGCGGCCGCAGGCCAGACCGCGAATGCATGGACGAAGCTGGGCGTGGCTGCGCTCAAGACCGTCGAGGACGAATACAAAATCCTGGGCGTCACGGTCACGCAGCAGTTGACGGACTCCGCGGCCAAGGCCCAGAAGGCGTATGACGACATCGCGGCCAGCGGCACGGCCAGCGCGGTGCAGTTGCAGGAGGCATGGGTAAGGAACCAGCAGATTCAATTGCAGACGACGGTGCAGCTTGGCGGCGAAGTGACCGAGGCCCAGAAGAACCAGCTGGCCGCGCAGGAACAGGATCTCCAAAACCATCTCGACATCACGACCTCGCAGTGGAAGACGGCCTACGACGGCATTCACAGCGCGGTTAGCACGATGTTCGATGACCTGATCAAGACCGTCGTCACCGGCAAGGGCAGTTTCGCCGATGTGATGACGGCGATGTGGCAGAGCATCGCCGAGGCCGCGCTCAAGGGGTTCCTGGAGCCGGTTACCAAAGCGATAGAAAACTTCATTTCCACCACCATCGCCAACCTGCTCAGCGGGCAGGGCCTGGGCGGCGTGCTCGACTCGCTCAAGCAGATCGGGAGCACGGTCACGAACCTCTTCAGCGGCGGCAGCAGCCTTGCCACGTCGTCGGCAACGATGGGGCAGGTCGGGCAGGCCATCCCCGGCGTGGGCGCGGCTGGCGGGGCTGGCGGCGCGGCGGCTGGCATAGCAGGCTCGGCAGGTTCGCTCCTGAGCGGCGTGGGCGCAGTCGGCTCCGTGGTAAGCGCGATCACCGGCATCATCGGCGATATCCAGAACATCCACATGGGAGCGCAGCTTGCATCGATCGAGCACAACACCCGTTACACGATGATGTATGTGGGCGACCGCGCGGACGGCGGCATCCTGGGCGTGCTCTTCAAGATCGATGAGGAACTGGCCTGGGGTTCCAACACCAAGGCGACCGAAAATCTCCGCGACCTGTTCAAGGACTGGTCAAACAACGCGCTGGGCGACCTCGATTACATGAAGGACATGATCGAGAACGGCGTGCTGCCGTACCTGCCCGACATCAAGGGCGTGCTGGAAGATATCCGCGACATTGCGGCCAGCATGCGGGATTCGATTACGACCGGGTTCCAGCAGCTTACCGTGACCATCAATGCGGGCAACCTCACGACCGCAGAGGCCGCGCGGCAGTTAGGCAACCAGATCGCGGCCAACTTAACGGGTCAGATGGTGGCGATTAAAGGATGAGACTCGCGCTTTCCATCATCGGCCTCCTGTCGATTCTGCTCTGGCCGCTGATCGAGCGGTATTTCGTGCTCCGCGCCCGCCGCAAAAAGCGATGAATATCAAGATCATCCTGAACGGCAGCGATGTGACCGGCTCCTGCCTGCTGTCGGCCACGCGGATCGCCTTCGATTCCACCAAGCGCATCACCACGGCGTCCATCTCGATCATGGGTCAGGCGCTGAACGCGGCAATGGCCCGCTATGACTCCGCAATCTATGACACGGATGTGTATTCCATCGGCATCAAGGAGCTATACGAGGTTGCCATCCTCGACGGGCGGGACGGAGTGACGAAGCTCTTCGACGGCCAGATTTATGCCATCACCATGCAGCAGTCGGACACTCCCGGCTTCAGCCTGTTCTATCAGTGCGACATGAACGACTGGGCCGCATGGCTCGACCGCGCGGTGTGTTGGGATTCGAGCTTCGCGCTGACGCTGCCCAACAGCGACCAGGGCATCATCACGGCGCTTCTCGGCAAGTTCTGCCCCAAGATTCAACTGGCGGATATCGCCAATCTGGTGCCGCAGATCAACGCCTTCGACTGGCTCACCAAAACCTGCCGACAGGTGCTGGACGAACTCACTACGCTTTCGATGGGCCAGTGGCGCGTGGACTTCAACGGAGGCCTGCACTACTCGCTGGCCTCGGCCGCGCCCGCCGCGCCGTTCGGCCTGTCCACGTCGCCGGACTATGTGAGTACTTTCCCGGTGCGGGTGGAAGGCTACAAGCACGACTTCACGAACCCGATCAATCACATGTATGTGCGCGGCGGGCCCGACCAGTCATCGGGCGTGGTGATTTCGGCCAGCTATTCCGATCCGGTGTCGATAGGGCAGTACGGCGAATATTCCTCGGGCATCGTGGACACGAGCATCGTGACCGGATGGGACGCCGCGCTCAAGGCCAAGAGTCAGGTGCTTACTTACGGGTACCCCATCGAGACGGGCAGCTTTATCATCTGGGGACCGGACGGCCTGGAGTGCGGAATGCAGGTCCACATCAAAGAGGAACGCATCGGCATCGAGGGCGACTACACGATCCGCGCCCTCGCCATGCAATGGGTGGACCCCGAGCTGGTGATGTACACCGCGCAGTTCGGCGCGGCCCAGCCCGACCTCGAAACCATCCTGCGGCTTCTGAACCAGCGCACGCTCTGGCAGACTTCCAACAAAGGCTCATCGGTCCCGGGCCCGCCCTCGCCGCCGCCGCCAGGAAGCGTCACGGACGCCAGCATCGCATCGGGCGGGCTGTCGGCGGGCGTCATCAACAGCATCAATGCCAGCACCATTCAGGGCCAGATTTCATCGGGCCAGATCGGCTCGGTCAATGCCACGACCATCATCGGGCAAGTGCAGGCAGGCCAGATTGCAACCGTAAACGCCAGTTCGATTGTAGGTTCGATTGACTCATCGAACATCACTACCGTCAACGCCAGTTCGATTCAGGGCCTCATTCAATCGGGCCAGATCGGCACCGTGAACGCGACCTCGATCCAGGGCGTGGTGCTCTCGTCCCAATTGGCCGATGGCATCATCGATACTCTCTCGAAATATGCCACGGCGCTCACGCCGATTCAGATGGTCAAGACCGGCGACCCGTGGCCACCGGCGATGCCCAACAAGAATTTCCCGCCCAATTCGTTCTTCTACTACCAGCCCAACGGGCACTTC